TGCGTAACCATTACCAGTCTTGTCCATTTCAGGTTTCCAGAGACGGTCATCTCCACCGCTACTGGTATTGTTCATCTTCTCGACTTCTTTTACCAGTTTGGAAGTCAGCGAACCAAGAGAAGATTGCTTTTTAAGGTCTGCGAAAGACATAGGATTACCTCGGATTTGTACGGATTTGGCTTGTGTGTACCTTGTTATTCTATAGGTCAGAACCAGTCTTGTCAATCTGGTCCTTCATCACATCAAGCATTTTAGACATGTTGTTGAATACTACATTCATATCAGTCCCATCAGGGAGACCCATCATCTTAGCAGATTCATAGATGTTATCTTTCATCTGCTTTGCTTCGGGATCATCAGACAAACTTAAACGAGTATATAAAATTCTCTGTTTGTCGATCAATTTTTCTAAGAGACTGACATGAAATTTCTTTTCTTCTTTATCCATCGAAGGAAACTTGAAGACATTACCATAAACTTCTTCTTGAAGTTCTTGTATTTCCGTCATTTCTGCACGGACTACCTCAGAATTAAAGAAACTCATTTATCTCCTAAAACCACTTTCTTTAGAATGTTTTTATAACGTGGTACATCAATATTTAGGAATGGAGAATACTTCTTCATCTTCATACTGACTGTCTCCCACACAGGGTCGGTGAGAGATTTGTCCCACTTGCTTTTGTAACCAAGAATTCCATCCAAGATTACCATCGTTTCAAGTGATACTCGACCACTCAAATGTTCCTTGAGAATTTGTGGATGTCGTGAACCATCCATGGAAAACATAGAATCAAAATTGTTGTCAGCGAAGATTGATTCTGTTTCCTCTTTGAAAAGATATGAAAGTGACTGAGTTCTCTTCTTCCATGCGGTGTATCTATTCTCACCGTTGCGTATCATCTCTCCTATCCAAAGTTTACTTGGATCAGTACAGGTGATGAAGTTAGATACAAAGAACTCTTCTACTTCTTTGTCTGACTTGGACCGTGCAAATTTCTCAAACCAAAATCTATCTTTGCGTTTGTAAAATGCTTGCACGGTCGCACGACTTTTACCACAGTATTTGTGATAGTCATACTTGTCTTTCGTGAAGTGATTCTTCATCGACAAGTAACAGCGGTAGGCATCAAACGGCATCATCAAAAAACTAATAAGGGGATTTTTTGCCGGAAAATTTTTTCGGACAAAAATGAAATCAAAGAGGCAATTTGGCGCGGGAACTTCGCTTCAAGAAATTAAGTTCCATCGCTTCATATTTAATCTTCTCCTTCAAAGGTTTGGAAATCAGTTTCGGAACTGACTCTAGATCAATACTATTCTGATCACAGAAGTGAACAATAGCATCAATATAATTCATGTCTGCGTTTTTAATTACAAGAGATTCGATCTCCTGTGCAAATCGAGAAGGGCAAAAGAATTTAGATTCTAATACTTTTTCTAGTTCATTCTCCATTCTCTGTCCTAAGATTGTGAGATACAAATTCTTTAATGTAACGAACTAACAATTTAATATAGTCCCCTTTGTTCCTTTTGTCAAACACTTTGACATCGCCACCAGGTGTGACCATGATAGTGATAAGTTTTTTGACAGGGATACCTGTGAGTTCGTAGTAAGCAGTTGCATAGAACATTTCTTGAACGAAATAGTTCTCCAACCACTTTTCAGGTTTAATCTTTTCAGATGTTTTGAAATCGATGACTGCTAACTCTCCTTCGTATTCCGCTATGCAGTCAACCCTACCAGCTAGTCCAAGATACTCTGAGTACAGAGTCCTTTCTATAGCGTGTACATTATTTATCTTGTCCAGATATGGCTTGGCATGATGAAACATAAACTGAGTTGCAGGTCTAAACTCATCCCAGTTTATTTCTTTGTTCCTCATATAAACTTCAACTGCTTCATGGAAATCAGTTCCACGAGCAGTTGCTTTCTTAGTGATTCTATTTGCTTCTTCGACACCAATCCTCTGTCGCCACTTAACAAAAATCTGTCTATTGTAGAAAGAAGTTACCGACGTAATGGAAGGCACCCATTCTCCATTAGGTAAGTTATAGAGACGGATGCCGTTGGTTTCTTTTTTGTTTAGTTCAAGATCACCGAGATAATTACAATGCTCAAAAATCATAAATTCATTTCCATCTTAGCGAGTAAGTATTCTTTCACCAATCCAGAGCGAACAATATCTTCCACTCCAAACTCAACAATATCAACTGAAGGCATGATACGGAGGATCTTCATGAAGTCAATAACTCCATTCTTCTCATTAGTCTTAAGGAGATCAGTCTGGGTAGCGTCACCACAGAACATGATCTTAGAGTTCTGACCGATCCTTGTAATAATACTATCAAGTTCATGATAGTTTAGATTCTGGAATTCGTCAACGATGATGATTGCATTATCAAGTGTGGTGCCACGAATAAATGACGTAGACCAGAATGAGATTGTCCCTTGGTTTTTTAGATTACCGTAAAGCATCTCAAAGTCAGAGTCTGTAGGCATCTCGAACATGTATTTGACCATGTTCTTATATGGGATCTGATACAAAGAGGACTTATCCTCATGGTCTCCTGGCAGGAAACCGATCTCTCTGGTTGCTACAAGCGATCTAACCAGGTAGATCTTCTCATAGGGTGTCTTGACATCTAACACATCTCTAAGTGCGTTGTAGAGAGTGATGAAAGTCTTACCAGTTCCGGCGCAACCGTATGCGACAAGATTTTGATCGTTCTTGTAGCAACGGAAAAGTTCTTCCTGATTTTCTGTCAGAGGCTCGATGGTCTTCATCAAGTCTGAATTAATTGGTTTCTTTCTTTTCATGTGCTTGTTACTCATCCCGAATGGGACTACTGGTGTTTGAGACTTTCTTTTAGTTGGCATAGAAGAAAAAATCAGATAGGACGGACGTTGGAGCGAGGTTGTTTCGATACCTTACGAAGGACATCGTTCCAACCTGGGTGAGATTTTTTAAGTTTGTCGTAGACCTCACCGACCTCACCCACTCCAGCAACACCTGCTTGCCAGTCCTTATCCCATCCTGGGTTCTGCTCTTTCCACTCACAATATTCCTTCATAGTCATATTAAGAGTCTTCTTCTCTTTCGTCTCTAAATTAATAACGGGGTACGTTGGCATAAACGTTCAATCCTTTTCTTGTATTTATTAATTCCACTCCATCGCTTCAGCGACAGCGGGAAACTGTTCGCAGAAGATCTTCTTAGCACCCAGAGCAATATCCATGTGCTCCTTCTGTGTGCCGTTAGCAGATCTCAGAGCAATAAAATGGATCCATGAACGCACAGATCCTGTCATGTAGAGTCTGGTGGGCGTTGCCAGAGGAAGCACAAAACGAGCACACTCCTTTGCGATTCCATCATCAAGCATCTTCTTATAAAGATCCATCGCCTCTTTGAAATGCTGTTGCATCAGCATTTCGTATTTCTGAACCACGAACGGGTCAACATCATCAATAGAATTCTGACGATTCTTGGTGTCTTGTCTGCGTAGTTCAGGTAGAGGGATCTCCTCCGCGAGTAGGGAAGAATCAGCATAGCGTTGTGAAAATTCTTGATATGTCATCGAACGGTGCCGGAGCACTTGAGCTGCTACCCCCCTGGTAGTATTGATTTCCAGGGTCATGTATGCCTGCTCAAAGATACTCCAGTGCTGGTGCTTCACACAATACTTGAGCAGACCAGAAAACTTTTCGTTCTCCTGGTTATTTGGATTGCTTACACGGGCACAATAAGCCATGTGTTTCTCAGCATCAGGAGTAACGCTGATTAATTTAATCGGGGTATCCGTCATCGTCTCCTTCGTCATAAACTTCGTCGTAGTCGGTGATAATATTTTCTGGTTGTTTGTATGCATCAACATCAGAGTATACCTCTGACTCAAGCACATCTACAAGGGACTTTAAGTTCCTCACAATTAATTTAAGTTTCTCTCTATCCATAAAAAAATGGGAGGTTTCCCTCCCATTCTATCATACTAAAAGTGTAAGTCAATCACTTAGTGTAGGTGTGTCCACGATATGTGAACTTACCATGCACTTCAGATGGTTTGACGTTCGTGGTTTTGGTCACGATACCACGGTATGCGGTATGAGTGATCTGAGCGTCATGAAGGGCAGCAGCTTTGTTGATCTGCTTTTTGATGAGGTTAAGTGTGTTCATCGTAGGTCTCCTGAAGTTAGGGTTGGTGGTCCCCGTTCCTTCAGTCGTTTGCGTCCCCGAAGGGATGAACGATCCGTTCCGCGACTTACTTGCGTCCCACAGAGTGGGATGAACGATGAGTCTATTATAGACTCTACGTATTATCTAGTCAAGTAGTTTTGTAATTTGTGATACAATTTTATGTTTTCTACAGAAACATACCATGACTGTTCATATATTGAAGCGTCTCCTTCATACTACCAATATGTTTCGTGCCGATAGCAACCTGAGGGTAAGTGGCTTCATCACCAAACTCCTGCTCAAATGCCTTCTGGTTGAAATGTTTATTAAGTTTATATTCTAAAAACTCACCTCCAATAGATTTAAGAAGTTGAGCAATACGTTCACACTCTTGACTGCCGTTGCTATAGATTACTGCTGTTGTCATTTTCTTCGTATTCAATTACAACTCGTTTGTATCTTCGACCATTACTATCAACACAGGAGATGTGTCTCAACGTAGCACCCAATTCATCTGCAACTTCATGCAGTGTCCACCATGGAACTTGTTTCTCAGTCACGTTGCCTCCAGTCATCGGGCTTGTCTCTTTGGAACCAATCAACAATCTCGTCAGCACTACCAAACCCCGTTCTGTGATTGGATGGGTCGGGGTCGCCTAGTCCCATCTTATTCAAAAAATCATCGGTACTACCTTCCTCAATACCTTTGGACTGACGGCGTGCTTTGTTTAACCAATCTCTAGCAAGAGTATGTGCTTTGGCAAGTTTTTCTGCCCAGATCATATCCTCTAGGGGAACCTCTTCTTTGTTCGCAATACATCTGCAAATGGACTCAAGTCTGAGTCTGTATTGGGTGGAGAGCATGTTAGTTCAATTTGAGTTTGTCTTTAAGATCAAGAACCTTATTAACCTCATCAACCGCAGCAGACATCCTAGCACCTAGAATATCCATGATATCTTCGTAGATTACTTTATTATCCACGTAGTCATCGAAGTATGTGTCGATTGCTTCTTTAAGATACCTCTTGCGATGCCACTCAGGTGAATAGGGTTTATAAGACATGGTGAAAGTAGTTTTTCATACTGCAACTATAACAAAATAGAGTTGACAAGTCAACTGTTGTATTTATTTTAACGGGTTACCGTGTTTGTCTACTAATCCTAACTTTTTAATGTGGGTTAGGTTAGACCTTTCTTCTTTCTTGATACGTTTATATTCCTTGATGATCTTATCAATTTCTTTTTGAGAAACATTTACTTTTAATTGCTTCTCATCATCTGTGCGAACAAACCCAAGACCACCTTTTGTTTGCTCTTCTTTCTCATCAACATAATCGTTGATAACGTCTTGGATTTCGTCGCGGATCAAGGAATTAATTTGTTCTTTAAGATCCTCTTCATTCATTTTTTCTTCTTGTCTTTCTTAGGTTTGACTCCCCACAATTTTGGATTCACAGATCCGTAACCAAAATCTATTCTTTGAACGCTCCCTTTTCCATATTTGTCGTAATACATATCAAACATCTTGGAGACCTTACCACAACGTGTAAGGTCAACGTGTTCAACACCATCAACAATATACCAGATCAATCTGGCATCCGTTGGAAAAGATTTGTCGTTTGCTGCTTCAAGAGAGGTTTTTTCAAGAAGGATTTGGCATCCATAATCAGATTGATTGACTGCTTTACCGTCTTGACTATGACTTGCCATTTCCTCTTGTTGTTGTTCGGCTACCTCAACCGTCATGAGCGACCTCCCCACTGGATATCTGGATAAGCTTCTTTGACCATATCATAAGTTATCTTATATTTAGATTGCAAAACTTTATCTTTTGTTAAGCAAACAATCTCTGCTTCTTCAGGGTGCAATCCCTCAAGCAACTGAATAAACATGGTCTCTCTACGAATGGTAGAGAGTGTGTCATTACCACCTTTGACAAAGTGATAAAGATTCTTGTGCTCACGTCGGAGTGAAGTGTGATCTGTTCCGACAGGAACCTCATTCTTATTGAATGGCACTTGACCTTCAGGGACAACCGAGACCACCGTGTCATCAAAGTTCCAGATAAAGATAGTCTTTAGAGCATCAGTTTCATACTCTTTCAGAATTTCAATCTTCTTTGCCTTTGAGCGTTGCTTACTAGCAAGTTCAAGAATCTCGTGAATGAAAGGGTTGGGTGGAAGTTTAACCTTCGTCGTCGTCTTCGTAGGACTCATAATCGTTTTCAAATCGTACTGCTAAAATTTCGTCAGGTAAGACATTACCGTTTGCATCAAACATCTCTGGATGTGTGTAAACGGGTTGGGTTTGATAGACATGCTCTTTTGCTAACCATCCTACCATACCTCCAACAAAAAACATAGTGATGGAAACAAGTGTTCCAATAGTGAGAGTTACTGCTAACATTTTCTACTCCAGAGATTATTTTTTCCTGATGTCCAGGTAGAAGTTCAGGTGGAATACAATCTCTCGTTTGAAGAGAGCGACCATCTTACCAAACTTTACCTGAAAAGTTTTTGGTTGTTCTGGTTTTGCCCTCCTGTTGCGTAGAAGCAACTCTACCCCACGATTAATATGGGGATCTGATTTATTTAGAATGCTTTTTTCGTCGTCCAGGTTTTCGGTCACTACTGTACCTCCATGCATCTTCTAAGATGCCATACAAATAATTTTTAATTTTTCTTGCTTGAGGTTTAGGAATGTGACCATAACCCTCTCGAAGTTGTTTGTGCTCATTATCAGCACCACCCTTGATATACTCCTCAAGTTCTTGTGTAAGATCATTAAGTTCAGTAGCGGTAGTGCTATGAATGAACATATCAACTTCGTGCTTTTTAGTTTTGTTAGCTTTCAAGAAGTCGTAGAATTTTAAATTCATTTGTCCCTCAAAGGCATAGTCAATAGCATGTTCAACAATATCGAAGATGTCGCTGAGGTTTTGTTCCATTAGACTAATTTCTGCTCTCTTAAATACTGAACTGTTTCGGTGCATCCACCGAGGAGTCTATCTTCATATTTAACCCTGGGAAAAGTTGAACCAGGTCCAAACTGATTATAGAACTCATCACGAGTGAAATCTCTACCGAGTTTGTGCTCTACAAATTTCAACTCCGCTAACTGTAACACCTGAACAACCTTGGTGCAATAGGGACATCCGTCGCGGGAATAAACTTCAAACATTACTTTTGGACTCCTTTCCAATCATTTTCAAAAATTTCCATACCTTTGTCGGTAAGGATGTGATCATACATCTGATCAAATACTTTAGGTGGCATCGTGCAGATTTCAGCACCATTATACCATGACCTGATAGCACGCTGCACGCTACGAATAGAGGCAGACAGAACCTGAGTTCTGATTCCATGAATACGATACAGTTCAGAGATGGATCGTACAACCTCCAGACCCGCTACTGACTGGTCGTCTAAGCGTCCTACAAAGGGAGAAACATATGTTGCCCCTGCCTTCGCTGCTAGGACCGCCTGAGAGGCGCAGAAGATGAGTGTGACGTTGACCTTGATACCATCATCAGACAGTTGCTTACAGACACTCAGACCATCTCTGGTGCAAGGAACTTTGATAGTAGCAACATCACCAAACTTCATGTGAAGTCTACGTCCTTCATGATACATCTCAGCAGCGGTGCCCATCACCTCCATGCTGATATCTTCTACTCCGATATCTTTGATCTCCTGATATACCTCTTCTGGATTTCTACCGCTCTTCATGATGAGAGTAGGGTTGGTTGTCACACCATCTACTAACCCTGTCTCAAAATATTCTTTGATGACATTAGTATCAGCTGTGTCTAGAAAAATTTTCATTAAAAAAGGGCGATTGATACGCCCTTTATATATCATTTTTTGTCTTCGTTGTAAAGGTCTTCCAACCTTTCTCTTGTCAAATCAACATACATGATCTCTTCACCGGCGGCAGGTGCCTCTGGATGACGTGGTTTTGGTGGTTCATTCATCATCGTATTGATGTTCTGAATGTTCGCCCACATCATCGCAAAGGCAGCACCAGCGATTACAGCAAAGCATGAGAAATAAACAAAGACAAGCCAACCGTTCACAGTGCGTTACCTCTTGGAAGAACTTCTTCTGGGAACACAAAGTTTTCATGTGGTTGGTCTACAGGTGCTAACCATGCACGAAGACCTTCATTCAAGAGAATGTTCTTGGTGTAGAAGGTTTCAAACTCTGGATCTTCTGCTGCTCTGATTTCTTGGGAAACAAAGTCATAAGCGCGAAGGTTGAGAGCAAGACCAATAATACCGATGGAACTTGTCCAAAGACCCATAACAGGAACAAAGAGCATAAAGAAATGCAACCACCTCTTATTGCTAAACGCAATACCAAAGATCTGAGACCAGAAACGGTTTGCAGTAACCATCGAGTAGGTTTCTTCTTCCTGAGTTGAGTCAAATGCTTTGAAAGTGTTTGCTGCATCACCATCTTCATACAGAGTGTTCTCAACCGTTACACCGTGAATAGCACTCAGTAGTGCTCCACCAAGTATACCAGCAACTCCCATCATATGGAAGGGATTGAGCGTCCAATTATGAAAGCCCTGGAGGAAGAGAAGGAAGCGGAAAATCGCCGCGACACCGAAACTCGGCGCAAAGAACCAAGAGGATTGTCCGAGAGGGTAGATGAGAAATACAGAGACGAATACAGCAATAGGACCAGAAAAAGCAATCGCATTATAGGGTCGGATACCGATTAGACGAGCAAGTTCAAACTGCCTGAGCATAAAACCGATAAGAGCGAAGGCTCCGTGGAGCGCCACAAAAGCCCAGAGTCCCCCAAGT